GTTCCCAGCGGCTTTGGCCGCAGCGGGTCCCACATCGCCAGGATGTTGGAGCGCCCGCGCAACCGGCCCAACAGGGAGAACCATTCGCCGGCCTCCTGCTGGGTGAGCGGCGTGGGCTGCACCAGCTTGAGCGTGCGCCGCGGCGGCCCGAGCACGCGAGACTGGGTGCTGCCGGTGTAGGCCGAGGTGCTGAGCAGCTCGGACGTGACCAGCCCGATGCCCGAGCCGGCGCCAAACTTCATGGTGGTGGCGGGGGTGATGATGCTGGCCATGGCGTCAGATCCAGCCCTTGTCTTTGAGGTAGGTGAGCAGCGCTGTGTTTCCCTGGGCCACGGCACGCTGCACCAGCTCGTACACCTGGGCTTGGTCAGTGCGCGCGTCGATCTGCACGCTCAGCGGCATGGACACCGACAGGCTGTTGCCGCCGGCACCACCCATGGCCACCACACCCAGCGAGCCGCTGGGCGTGCGCTTGAGGGGCATGATGGCCTCGGGCCCGGCCTCACCCATCAGCCCCACGCCCTTGGCGAAGGCGAACACGGTGGGGCTGCTGACCACGCTGTTGGCATAGGCGTGCAGGCTGGGGCTTTGGTACACCCCGCCCTTGGCATTGACGCCGAAGTTGATGCCGGCCAGGTCGCCGAAGAAGTTGGTTGACGTACTGGACAGCAGGTTGCCCACCATGGCCTTGAGCAGGCCCTGGGCGATGGTGGCCTCCCACTGCTGCACCAGGCTCTTGAGGCTGACCGTCTGGCCGCTGGCCCACTGGCCGAAGGCCTCGCTGCTCTGCTGAAGCATGGAGGTGATGCCCGCGTTGTACGTCTTGGCGATGACGTCCGTGGTGCGCTGCCAGCCGTCGATGATGCGTTCCCAGCTGGGGCGCAGCTGTTCCTCGAGAGCCGACTGCCTGGCCACGATGTTGGCATTGAGCGCATCCTGGGCGGCGATGACGTCCACCCCGTAGGAGGCGGCAATGTCCAGCCGCTGCTGCATGGCCTGGCGGTCCAGGTCGATCTGGGCCAGGCCGCGCTGGCGGTCGTCCACGATCAGGCTGGCGTTGATCTGCGCGGTCTGGTCCACCAGCATGGTGCCGAACTGGTCCACCTGCTGCTGGCGGGCGCGCATTTCAGCGGCGGCCCGGGCCATGTTGTCCTCGGCCGCCTTGTTGGCCGCCTCGTAGCCCTTGGCCTCGATCTCGCGCAGGGAGATTGGGCGATTGGCCAGCACGGACTTGACCATCTGCTGGTATTCGCGCTCCTGCTTGTCGCGCAGCTGCTCGGCGGTGGGCCCGGCGGCGCGGGATTCGCCGGACGGGTTGTACTTGCGCACCGCTGCCAGTGCCAGCTCCTGGAACCTGGCTTCGCTGATGTCACCCGCCTGCAGAGACTTCTGCAGGGAATTGATCGTCTTGGCGTACTCGCTGCTCGCACCGGTCAGGGCATCCGTCACCTGGCGCAGCTTCTCGCGGCGGGCGATGGTCTCCTGTTCCTGGTTGGCGGCGGCTGATGCCGAGCTTGCGCGCTCAGCCTGGCGCAGCTGGTCGCGCAGCAGCGCTTCTCGCTGGGTGATGAGGTCCTGCAAGGTCTGCCCACCAGGGCCTGCCGGAGCACTGGAAAACGCAGGGTTGTTGGCGCGCTTTTGGGCTGCATCAATCAACGAATTCAGACGCGCCAGACGATCCTCGACCGTAGTCGTCCTGCCGATGTCAAAGGCAGCATCCCAGAAGGATGACCACGCATTCTTTGCAACCCGAATGGCGCGTTCCAGATAGCCGAGGTTCTGCCGCTGCTGCGCCAGATGATCGATCAGGGCCTGGCCAGCCTCCACCATGGCTGCCTGCTTGTTCCCCTGCTCCTCCAACGCCCGGATGTGCTCCAGCTGCGAAGCCGTGACGAAGTGGTATTGCTCGTTGGCCTTGCGGGCCCAGTCGGCCACGCCGTTGGACATGGCCAGCAGGTCACCCACCACCTGCTCGCTGCTGCGGCCGCTCACCTCGGCCAGGCGAGCGGCGGCGGTGCTGATGACCTCCAACGCCGGGCCGCTGACCCGGCCGCTCTGCAGGAAGCCCTGGGCAATCTCGCGGGATGCGGACAGGGTGGCGCCGCTGGCGGCCGAGACGCGCTCCACCAGCGAGTTGAACGCCCCCTCGGTGATGCCGGCGGCATTGCCGGTGAGGGCGACCGCGTCACGGAAGGCCGCGCTCTGGCGGATGCCCTCGGCGTAGGAGTAGGCCAAGGCCGCCACGCCTGCGGCGCCGGCCGCCAGCGCCAGGGTGGTGCCGCTGAGGGTGGCCAGCACGGCCCGGCCGGCGGCGCTCCAGCCACCGAACATGTCGCGCAGCTGGCCGCCCTGCTGGATGAACACGGTCAGCGGCTTCTGGCCCGATGCCAGGCCGGTGACGATGTCGGTGATTTGCGGGCCCACCTGGCGCAGCTGCCAGGCGCTGAACTCGGCGCTCTGTCCGATGGCTTTGTATCCCTGGGACGCCTGCCCGGCCGTCTGGTTGAAGCGGTTGAGCGCCTGGGTGCCGCTGTTGGCCGCGCTGGCCAGGCCAGAGCTGTCACCGGTGAGGACGATGCGGATGGTCTGGTCGGCCATGGGGTTCCTCAGTGCGGCGCCGCAGCCCGCTGTTGCTCAGCCATGGCCGCCAGGGCCTCGTCTTCCATGATCTGCAGCTGGGGGATGCAGGCCGCAGCCCGCCCGGGCCGCACGCGCAGGCCCTTGGCTACGATGGGAAGCGCGGCCAGGTCCAGCCCCAGCGCGCCGCCAGCGCCCGCACGCCACTGCGTGGCCATGCCCCTGAACAGGTCGATGGCGGTGGCGTTCTCAGGCCAGGCGGTGGCGGCGGCGCCATCGTCGTCCGCCCCAGGCGGCGGCGCCATGCGCTGCTGCAGCTGCTCGCGCAGCTCGTCCGGCAGGCCAAAGGCCTCCATGGCCTGAGCGACATTGGACGGGGCGGACCGAGTGCCGAACATCACACGGGCCGCCCGGCGGAGTTTTTTTCCCGCCCCTGGTGCAGGGCGCGCATGTACGCCTGGTAGAGCTCGCCACCGCTGCCAGGGTAGGCCACCAGCAGGTCGCGCAGGGCGTCGCGGCCGTACGGCACGGGCTGGCCTTTCTCATCGCAGGGACCCTCGGGCCATGAATGGATGACCTGGTCGAGCCATTCCACGTCGCGCTGCACCGGGTCGTCGGTGGGGGCGTTGGCCTGGTCGATCCAGGCGCGCAGGGTGCGCCGGTCCAGGTGGCGCCAGGTGATGAGCAGGCGGGCCTTGTCGGCCTGGCCGGGCACGGACAGCTCGGCCACGTCCGTGAAGGTGATGGGGGGCTTGATGGACAGGCGCATGGTCACCCCGATCAGGACAGCACGATGCGCAGCTCGTCGTTGCCGGCCGAGGGCTGGATGCGCCAGTCGCACTTCTTGTAGATGACGTTTCCGTCCAGCTGGTTGGCAATGGCGCTGCGGATGCCCACCGGCATGAACAGCTGGATCTTGTCGCCCGCCGCGGCGCTGCTCTGGTGGGTGATAGCCAGGGCAGTGGAGGTGCCGGCCGCCATGTCCGTCCAGGCCTGCACCTCATCGGCGGCGCTCAGGTCATAGACGATGCTGGCCGAGGGGTTGCGGCCGTACACGGCCACGTCCGCACCGCTGGACAGGGCGCGGTCCTTCACATCGTTGGCCATGTCGATGCTGGCCGACTGGATGGACACGCTGGTGCCACCGCTGATGACGCCGGCCGAGTAGCTGCCGCCATGCGTCATGGAGCCCACCCCCTTGCTGAAGACCCTGGGCCGCTTCCAGCTGGTGAGCGTGGCAGTGGGCGTGGCAGCGGTGGCCGGGTCGGTGGACACCAGGCCGGTGAAGGTGAAGGTTGCCTTGGGGATCTGTCCCACGGTGAAGTCGAACACCACGGTGCCCGCGCAGTACGCGAACTTGGTGAGCACGCCGTCGATGTAGGCCCAGATGGTGGCCGTCTTGAGGTTGGTGCTGGCCGGCAGGTATTCCACCCGCGAACCAGCGGTGACCGTTTCGCTCATGGCGCAGCAGATGAGCAGATCACCCCAGGACGGCGCCACACCAGCCGCGCCGGCACCGGCCAGCTCCACGCTGAACTTGATGCTGCCTCGCCGGTCGTAGGCGATGGTGTCCGCCCCGGCGAAGAAGCCACGACCCACAGCACGATCGGCGGTGAGCTGGTTGATGTCGGGCTGCAGGTCCGAGACGTTGAACAGCACGGCATCGGCCGCGGCGGTGGGGGCGGCATCGGTGCCGCTGGTGGTCTCGGGCTTGAAGAGGATGACCGAGTTCTGGATGCTGCGGGGCATGGTGGGCTCCTGGTCTGTAGAGGGTGGGCCGGCTGCTGCCGATCAGGCGGCCGGCTGGTCCTGAGCCACGTCCTGCGCAACGGCCGAGGCCTGGGCGGGGCTCTGGTCGGGCACCGGCTCGGGCGGGGGCATCAGGCCGGCGGCGATGGCTGTGTCGTCGTCACGCGGCTGCAGGCTGCCATCGGGCAAGCGCAACCAGTAGCCGCCGCAGGGCGGCAGCAGTTCCGGGGCCTCGGTTTCCCCTTCGGGGATGGACAGCGGCGGGATGGTGGGATAGGCGGTCATGGTGCGGGGGCCTCCAGGCTGTCGGCCGGGGTTTGGTGGATGACGGTGTAGAGGGCGTCCACCACACCGATGCGGGCGGCGGACTGGGTGTCCAGATCGGGCCGCAGCTCTTGCATCTGCAGGCCCTGGACGATGTTGGACAGGCCCTGCCCCGCCAGGTGTGCGTCGGCCATCAGGGCGCGGTGCACTTCGTCCAACAGCAACATGCTGGGCCGGCCCTGGGCGCCGCGGCGGTCGCCACGCACGCCGGTGCTGATGCGCAGGGTGGTCTGCCACTGCACGGGGGCAGTGCCGCCCGCGTAGGGGTAGCTGGGCAGATCGCGCACATGGCTCACCTGCACGCCGGCATCGGTACCGGTGGGCAGGTTGTCGAATTCGATGTCTTCGCCCACCTTGGCGCTGGCCAGCAAGCCGGTGCTGCTGGCCTTGGCCGCCAGCAGCAGGGCCAGCACGGCCTGCTGGATGGCGTCTGCCGAGGTGATGGAGGCAGTCATGACGATCAGGCCTCCAGCTGCAGCACGGTGAGCCCGGGGTCGCCCGGCTCGATGCGGCGCACGGTGTACGTGCCTTGCGGGATGACCAGCGCCTGGTCCACATCGCCAGCCTGCACGGCCGACGATGCCAGCAGGAAGGACGGCAGCCCGGTGGCCACCGTCATGCCACCCACCCCCGGAAAGGTGCCCTGCGCATCGAAGATGCCGCGCACGCTGCGCCCGGCCAGCAGGCCGTCATCGCCGAAGTCGGCGAAAAAGGGGGTGAGGTCTTCCTGGAAGGACATGACCGGTCAGGCCTTCTTGCCTTCGGCGGCCTTCTTGGCGGCGGCCAGGTCTTCTTCGGTGGCCAGGCGGGCCTTGCCGGCGCCCACCAGGTCGTTGGCCAGTTCGTAGGGCGTGTCCTCCAGGATGGCTCCCACGGGGATGTGGTCGCCGTCGATCTTGCAGGGGTCGGTGACGATGAGGGTGACGGGCTTGGGGGTGGACATGGGGTGACTCCGTTGAGGGTGTGTGGGGTGGCGACCCCAGCCGCCAGAGAGTGGCGGCCGGGGTCAGGTGGGTCAGGCGGTCAGCGCGTCGTCCATCGAGGCGAAAGCACCCGGCTGGCGGCAGGCCGCGTCGATGAACTGGTTGAGGGTGATGCGCACCTGGCCGGTGGTGGCCAGGGTGTACGGGTCCACCGTCACGTCCAGGCCGCCGAAGAAGGCCAGGACGAACATGGACCAGTCGCTGGAGAAGACCAGCGAGCTGCACACACCCGAGCTGGTGCCCTTGGTGAGGTTGCTGGGCACGTTGTTCGTCACCCCGGCGCGGTAGCCGTTCAGCGGCATGTCGCCACCATCCCAGATGAACGGCAGGTTGGCTGCCTTCTGGGTGTTCTTGGTGGTGTTGACGGCCTTGGTGTTGACCAGGTAGCCCGCACGGTCGGTGGCGCCGGCGTTGGCGTTGGCGCAGGCCGCCTCCAGGCCGGTGATGTGGGCCCAGGTGAGCGCGGCACCGTTGGCGCCACCCACCACCGAGCCGATGCCCGACACGTTGCGGATGCCGCGCAGGTTCGGCGCAGTGCCGCTGCCGTTGATGGCCTGGTACTCGGCCAGCACGGCGGCGCCCGTCACCAGGTCATCGCGGATCATGCCTTCGATGCCGATCTCGCTCTGGATGATGGCCTGCTTGGACGGCTCGGTGTACGCGCTGATGCGGTGCGGGCTGAGCGTGGCCAGCGCGGTGGTGGGCTGGGTTTCCGCGGCGCCGGCCACTTCGGCCAGCATGGCCAGCGTGCCGGCCACCGTCTTGCGGGGGATGGCGACGTTGCTGCGCAGGCCGGTCAGCACGGTCACACCCAGTTGGGCCAGCACCAGCTTGGCGCGCAGCACATCGGTGTAGAGGCCGGTGGCCAGGCTGGTCTGCACGAGGTTGCCGGCTTCGCCAGCGGTGCCGGCGGTGAAGTCGCGCTTGCCGTTGGCGCCGATGGAGGCGCGCAGGCCCTTGCCGGCGAACACGTCCGTGGGAATGAAGATGCCTTCGGCGCTGCGGCCGGTGGCATCGCCGATGGCCTTGCTGACCTCGCGCTCCAGGCCGGCATCCACGTTGGAGCCGGGGATCATGGACTGGATGGCGCGCAGGAAGCTGTACTGCTCGACTTCCTTGGCACCCATGCCCACGCCGGCGGTGGTGGTCACATCGGTGGCGCGGGTCTTGAGCCGCTCCATGATGAGGCTGTTGAAGGCCTCCGGGTCCGCACCGCGGGCGATGGCGTCGGCCATGTCGTTGGGCTTCAGGTACTCGCCGTAGCTCTTGGCCAGGGTGGCGATCTTCTCGACGTTGGCGCGGTAGGCGGCATCGCCGGACACGGGGGGGGTCTGCTGTTGGGCAGTCATTGCGGGCTCCTTGGGAGTTGCGGGCATGGACGAGGACGAGGCGCCGCGACCGATGCCCACGGTCATGTCGGCGGGGATGGAAACGAGGGAGACTTCCAGCGGCATCCAGTCGGTGACGCGGTAGGTGCGTTGGTCGCCCTCCTGCTTCACCAGCTCCAGCTCGCGGATTTCGTAGCCCACGGAGACGTTGACGCGCACCGCGTCGGCGGCGTCCTGCATCTCCTGCTGGGCACGCTCGGACGAGCCGAAGCGCACCACGGCACGGCCCTTGCCGGCGGCTTGCCAGGCGCGGGTGACCACGCCGATCTGCTCGCACATGTCGTGGTCGGCCAGCAGCGGCGCGCGGCCCGAGGCGATCCAGGACATGTCGCATTCGCCGCTGGCGTGGCCCAGCACTTCAACACCCCACCAGCGCTCATAGGGCTGTTCGCTGCTGAAGCTCAGTTCGCACTCGCGGGTGGTGGTGTCCACCTGGCCGGCGCGGATGCCGGCGCTGACGTACTCGACCAGCTGCTGAGGGGCGGCGGCGTCACGCTGTCCGGCGTCGTCACCGGTGGCATTGGGGTTGGTGGCCGGGGCCAGCACATCGGCCAGGCGCAGGCGCTGGCCAACCTGCAGGGCACGCAGCGCGTCCATCACGCGGGCGCGCTCGGGGGCATCGGCCCGGCTCCAGTGGGTGTGTGCAGCACGCAGGTTCATGGCGCGGCGGGCTCCGTGGTGGTGGTCGTGGTGGTGGCGGCGGCCTGGCCGCCGGCGTTGGCCGTCATGGCCTGGGCTTGCGCCTGGGCCGGGGTGGGCGGCAGGCCCATGGCCTTGCGCTTGCTGGCCAGCCAGGCTTCGTCCCGCAGCACGTCTTCCAGGTCGGTCTGGTTGGCTTCACAGACCATGCGGGTGCTCAGCAGGTTGTTGCTGATGGCGGTGACGGCGCTGTCGGTGTCGGCCTTCGGGTCCACCCAGCCCCAGCCGCGGGCCTGGAAGTCCGCCGCGGCGGCGAACTTGGCGAAGCGCTCGGCCGGCAGGGCCAGGCCGGTGTCAGGCAGGGTGATGCTCTTGGTCAGCAGCGCCATGCGCAGCCATTCCTCGAACACCGGGCGCACGAAGGTGCGGATGAACCACTGCTGCAGGCCGCGCCAGTACTCGCGCTCGGCCAGCTCGGCAATGCGGGCGCTGCTGTAGTTGACGCCCGTCATGTTGCCGCTGAGGTTGTGGTGGGCCACATTCAGGCCAGCGGCAATGGCACGCTGGCTGGCGGTGACGAAGCTGTCATAGTTCTGGTGCGGGTAGTCGGGGTCGAAGCTCTCGAAGCTCACACCCGGCGGCAGCGCCTCCAGCATGCCGGCTTCCACCTCCTGGATGAGTTCGCCGGTGGCAGCCTTGTAGTCCTCCACGTTGGCAGCCTCACCGCTGGGCGCATCCTTGTCGGTGACGTAGAAGCCCATCTTGCTGGCACCGATCTTGGCGGCGATGACGGCGGCCTGCTCATAGCCATGCAGCGTGTCCGCCCGGCGCAGGATGCTGGATGTCCAGGGGTAGCCGCGCAGCTGCTCGGGGCGCTGCAGCAGGTAGCCGTGGAACAGCTGGTCGATGGGCACCCGGTCCAGCAGGATGGGGCCGGGGTTGACGCTTTGCGCGTCCGCCGGGTGGGCGCTGTAGAGGTGCAGGGCCAGGCGCCGGCCCAGGCTGTCGATTTCCACCCCCATGCGCATGACGGCGCCCTGGGCGGTGTTGGCTGCGCCGCTTTGGGGATAGATGCGGTCCACGTCCAGCAGCTGCAGGGCGTAGCCGTGCGGCAGGCGCGGGTCGCGGATGCGCCGGGTCAGAAACTCGCCGTCGCGCCCGGCAGCAGCCACATTGGCGCGGCACATGTCCACGAAGCTGATCTGGCCGGACACATCGGCATGCCGCTGGCACCATTCATCCCAGGCGCTTTCCACTGCCTGGTTGCCGGCATCGTCCGGGGTGACGCCATCGGCCATCAAGGCGCGCATCTGCAGCCTGAAGCCCTTGGCGCCCACCACGTTGTCCTGCACCAGCTGCAGCCAGCGCTGGCCCATGTCGGTGTTCACGCACCAGTCGCGGCTGCGGGCCCGCAAGGTGCTGAGCGCCACTTCCAGGTCGGCGTTGATGCTGGTGTTCCAGGACACCCAGCCGGCGGTGAGGCGGTCGTTCGCTGCAGCGTCGAACGCACGCTGGCCGCTGACCACATCGAACGCGGGGCGCCCGGTGCTCAGCACGGCCTTGGTCACGGGCGTGATGCGCCTCACCGGCACGCTGTGGCGCCGGTAGTCGGCCATGCGTGTGGCCTGTTCAGCCAGTGCACGCTGCTGGGCGCGCTCGCGCTCGCGCCCTTGGCGCCAGGTGGTGAGGATGGAGCTTTGCGCGGCCATGCTGCTCACCGCCCCATCCGCACCAGAATGCGCTTGGCCCCGCCCGTGGCGCTGGCGATGCCGGCCGCCACGTTCTCCTTCTCCACCTGCGCAGACCAGAACTTTTCCAGCTGCAGCAGCTGCTCGGGCGTGTAGTAGCGCAGCTGACGGCCGGCGATGGTGTAGCTTTCCACTGCGTCGGTGGCCTTGCCCAGCAGCTTGGCGCGGATGGCGTCCAGCGCCTGCTGGGCCTGGCTGCGGGTATCGGTGCCCACTTGCAGGTTGGCAGGGTCCGGCTGGATGGTGACCTGCCCACCCTCGCTGCTGATGCTGTAGCGCTCGCCGGAGGCGTTGGTCACCCAGGCGCCGCAGGTGTAAACGCCAGCGGGCCAACTTTGGGTGGTGGTGGCCGGCACGTTGACGGCCTGGGCATCGCCATCGGCCGCTGCATCGAAGGTGATGGCGGTGCCGGTGGTGGCCGGCGTCAGGCGGTAGTGCAGCACCCAGCCTGCGGAGGCGGGGTAATCCGCCAGCGTGACGCTGAACTTGAGGGTGTCGCCTGCGACCAGAGTGCGCTGCATGTGGCGCACTTTCGCGGGGTCAAGGCGACATGTCAGGGCAGAACATGTCGCCTGGGGCTCAGCGCATGATCCTCAGCGGTGGAAGATCGAGCCCAGCACCTGGCGCCAGGAGCGCCGGGCCGAAGCGGCCGTCTTCAGCCGCGGAGACAGGTAGAGCATGGCCGGCGAGATGCGGGCGTCGTCCTCGCGCAGCAGAGGGGCGCCAGCCTCATGCGCCGCCCGGGCGGCGAACTCGCTGCAGAACCAGTGCGAGCGCACGTCCAGCCTGGCTGCCACCCACGGCAGCATGAAGTTCAGCAGGGCCAGCCAGTCATAGGCCTGGCCCACCTGGCTCTCGCACCACTCACGGGCGGCGATGGGGTCGCACTCGGGCATCTGGGCCACCTCCCACCGGTACGTCCACCGCAGGTTGCGCACATGGGCGTCCAGGCTGGAGCGGTAGACCCCGCGCAGGGCCCTGGATTCGTAGGTGGTGCCATCCTCAAAGGCGATGGCCACATGCGACCACGGTGAGCGGGTCACCCAGGACACCAGCAGGCTGAACGGGTCACA